GAAAGAAATATTAGAGATAAAACATAAGTACAATGAAGAGAATGTCACCCGAAAAGAATTAGCGAAACAGTATTCGGTTAATTATAGTTCAATATATAGAATAATATCTGGTGAGTCTTATAATTTCTATGAAACGAAAGAAAGATAAGTAGGTTAACATACTAAAGTAGAATTGTATAGTATGCCGTTCAAAGCAGGACAAGAAAAGAAAGGTGGTAGAACAAAGGGTACACCCAACAAAACCACTAACAAGATCAGAGAAGCCTTTACAAAGCTCGTAGAGGATAACTTAGAGAATATGACCAATTGGTTAACTGAGGTTGCAGCAGACAATCCAGAGAAGGCTCTAACGATACTCAACCAAATGGCGGAGTATACCACTCCCAAACTTGCAAGGGTTGAGAACAAGATAGAAACCGATGAGGAGATTAACGAAGTTAAGATAGAGATTGTCAAGCGTAGCGATAAAAACGAGTGAGATATTTGAGAAGAACTATAACGCACCTACCAAGATTGTAGTTAATCAAGGAGGTACTCGTTCTGGTAAAACATACTCACTACTTCAACTCATCATTGTATTGGCTTTATCCGAGAAGGGTAAGGTCTTTACTATTGTAAGGAAATCTCTACCCTCTCTCAAGATGACTGCGATGAGAGACTTTATTGAGATACTAACTAATATGAACCTGTATGATGAGAAGTATCATAACAAATCCGAACACATATATAGGCTTAACGGCAACATCATTGAGTTCGTGTCACTTGACCAACCTCAAAAGAAACGAGGTGCAAGACGGCACTATCTATTCTGTAACGAGGCAAACGAACTTACTTGGGAAGACTTCTTCCAATTACTCGTTAGAACCACAGACAAGATATACCTTGACTACAACCCCTCCGATGACTTCCATTGGATATACGACAGGTTACTCACGAGAGATGATGTCACCTTTATCAAATCTACTTACTTGGATAATCCTTTTCTGGATAATAGTATTGTGGAGGAGATTGAGAGACTACAATCTACTGATGAAGATTATTGGCGCATATACGGATTGGGAGAAAGGGGTCAAAGTAAGGCTACAATTTTTACATTTATGGAAGAGGAGATACCCGAACAGGCTAAACTCCTCTCGTACGGTATGGACTTTGGTTTTACTAATGACCCGACTACTCTCGTTGGGGTCTACCATCACGATAATAACATTTTTGCAAAAGAACTTCTATACGAAACGAACCTAACCAATAGGGACATTAGTGAGAAGTTAAAAGCATTGGGGATAGATAGAAGAGCAGAGATATTTGCAGATAGTGCAGAACCTAAAAGTATAGAGGAACTCTACAGGATGGGTTGGAATATCAAGCCTACTAAGAAAGGTGCTGATAGCATCAATGCAGGTATTGATATGCTCAAGAGGTACAAGCTACATATCACAGGTGCTAACTTTGTCAAGGAGATGAGAAACTACAAGTGGGTAGAAGATAAGAATGGTAAGCTACTCAATAAACCTATAGATGCGTTTAACCACGCTATAGATGCGTTGAGGTACGCAACATATAACAAACTAAGCAGACCGAACTATGGTAGATATGCAGTCAGGTAAGGAGGTAAAGGTAATCTTACCAGAGAACGCAAGAGAACTCACGGTAGAGCAGTACCAAAAGTTCCTAAAGGTAGAAGGTGATGAAACCTTTATGACACTCAAGGCTCTTGAACTATTTGCTAACATACCATTGAAGGTAGCCTATGCAATGAAAGCAGAAGACATCTTAGACATCTCTCAGCACATATTATCTATCGTAGGTGGTAAGCATCCACTTGTAAGGAGATTGTCCTTTAGAGGTAAGGAATATGGTTTTGTACCCAACCTTGAAGAGATGAGCTTTGGAGAGTATATAGATTTGGATAGCTACCTAAGTGATATGCAACAACTGCATAAGACCGTAGGGGTATTGTATAGACCTATTGTAAAGGAGAAGGGTGACCTGTATGAAATAGAACCTTACAAGGGTACTGATGGCTATGCAGACTTCCCATTAGATGTAGCGTTAGGTGCTACGCTTTTTTTTTATCGTTTAAGCAACAAATTATTGAAGGATACCCAGACCTCTTTGGAGGAGGGGAAGAAGGAGAGCTTAATCTCTCAGCCTCCGCTAACTTCAGTAGAAAGTGGGGATGGTATGGTAGTGTAGACCATCTTGCAGGAGGTGATGTTAGTAGGTACGATACTATTACTATGTTACCCCTATCACAATGCCTTACCAAACTTGTATATGACAAGGAAAAGAGTGATGTAGAGAAGAAGATGCTTAAACACTAACTCTAATAGTAAGTTAACCTATTATGAGTTTCTACGACATTACAACAAAGATTAGAGAACACCTCATTGCTAACTCTCAAGTCAACACAGTTACTGAGGGTGATATCTTTGAGGTTGACCTCAACAAGCAGACTATCTTCCCTTTGTCACATATTATGATAAACAATGTGACCTTCAATGATATTGGCATCACTTACAATATGAGCATCTTGTTTATGGATGTAGCAGATGTGAGTAAGGATGATCCAAGAGAAGAGGCAGAGATATTCTATGGTGTTGACAATAGACACGACATTTTAAACACACAACTTCTGGTAGCTAACGACCTTGTATCACATCTCAAAAGAGGTGACCTTATGCAAGACAAGTATCAGCTAAACGGACAACCTACTTGTGAGCCTTTTGAAGATAGGTTTGAGAACCTATTGGTAGGTTGGAATCTAACCTTGTCTATAGACATTGCTAATACCATTACCACTTGTCCATAAGCACTAAACATATGAAGCAAGTGCTTGAGCAGTTTGGTAACAGGGTTGTGAAAGCTGCGAAGTTAAATCTTGGTGCTACTCGCACTATTACCTTTAACGATGGTAAGAAGCGTAGAAGGAGACAAGTGTTCTCAGGTGACCTAAAGGATAGCATAGACTTCAACCTATTAGTCAAGCAGAATAGAAACACTAAAGGGCAGTTTCAAAGTGGCTTTAACTACGAGATGTTCTTTGAGATGTTAGACTACGGTCAATACATTGATGAGGGTGTTGATGGTGTTAAGTACAAAGTACAAGGAGGATCAAGATTTGGCTTTACCAACAAGTACCCTAATATGGGTGCTATAAGAAGGATGGTAACCAACAACAAGTTTAAGCTACGAGACTTCAAGACAGGAAAGTTTATACCTAAGACAAAAGCCAATATAGATAGTGCTACCTTTTTGGTATCACGAAGCATATACAGAAAGGGTATCCCTAAGAGCAACTTCTTTACTGCACCTTTTGCGTTAGAGTTTGAGAAGTTACCCCTTGAGCTTTTAAGAGGCTTAGATGATGATTTAGATAACATATTACGAGACTTATAATATGAGTGTAATAGCACCAGACCAATTAGTAGGAGCAAGAAGCCCTATATATGTAACATTAGCAGATACGGCAGATACTATACAATCTTTGGTAGATGCTACCTTAGAGATATATGTATGGGCAGGGAGTAGAAGTAGTAGACCATCTACTGCTGACTACACTTTATTTAGAGATGTGTTTTCTTCTAACTTGAATGTATCCTTTGATATTGCACCTATGGTGAGAGAAGAGATAGGAGCAGTATATGATACTAACCAAACGAGAACATCTCCTACAGGTGAGAAGAACAATAACATCGTATGGGTACAAGTAGACTACTCTTGGAATTATCGCACAGTAGCATCTCCATCTGTTATAACAAACGAGACAGGAAGCACAGATATCTTTTCTGCATCTAATGGTTATCATCTATTTAGTGAGAGTACTAACTTTGAGTTCCCTTCTACTTTCCTTAACAATACCTCAACGGTATATGTAGAAGATAATGGCTATGAGATGATGCCTTTGTTTATGGGTAAGTATAATGCTGAGACTATTGATGAGGTAGTCTATAGAGTTGCTGGTACTGATATATATACTTTTGATTTGCAATCTTACCACGCTGATGTGCAACCAGAAGACAGGATACTTAGAATACCTATAGGTGAGTTAAGTTTAAACAATTGGCTTACAAGTGATGGGTATACAGGTAGTGCATCTAACAGACCTGTAAATCAAACGGAGTGGGAGATGAAACTCTTAGATGATAATGGTGATATTGTTGAGACTATTAAGATGATTAAGGAGTGTGAGCCTAAATACACTATCAATACCATTCAGTATATCAATCGTTATGGTACTTGGGATTTCATCCACTTCTACAAAGCAAGTCAAGATAACTTTAGTGTCACTTCGGAACGCTTTAGAAAGTCTATAGGCACATCATCATCAAGTGGGTTTACCTACGACACTACAGATAATATCTATCAGCAGTTCAACACCAATGGTAAAGTGACTACAACACTTAACACAGGGTGGGTAACTGAAGACTATAGAGAGGCTATCAAAGACCTTATGATGAGTGAGAAGATATTGCTCAATGGGTTACCTGTAAATGTAGTGACCAATTCAGTCACCTTACAGAAGTCTATAAACGATAGAACGATCAACTACACAATAGAAGTAGAAGAAGCATACGATACAAGATATGTATAAAGTAGAACTCTACATTGATGGTCAAAGAGCTGACCTATTCCAAAATGAGAACATAGAGATTAACCTAAGTGTACAAAACATTAAGGATATCTCTAAGGTCTTTGGTGACTTCACTCAAAGTTTTACTATTCCTGCCTCAGTACAGAACAACAAGATATTTAAGCATTACTACAATGTAGATATCTCTGGTAGCTTTAATGCGAGTGTAAGGGTAGATGCTTTCATAGAGGTTAACCACAATCTATTTAGAGCAGGGGTATTAGAGTTGGAGAGCGTACAAGTAAAGCAAGGGCAACCTTATGCGTATAGTGTAGGGTTCTTTAGCAATGTAACATCTCTCAAGGATAAGTTCGGAGAGGACAATCTTACAGACCTTGATTTGAGTGCTTACGATCATACCTATAACGATACGAATATAGAGGCAGGGTTAGATGGGTATGTAAGTGGTACGAGTGATTCTATTATCTACCCTCTTATATCTCCTGTAGCAAATTGGATATACGATAGTACGAGTAGTGACCCTTTACCTAACAACATATGGTATCATAATGGAAGCCCAGAGCAAGGTGTGTTTTACTATGATTTGAAACCTGCTATAAAGTTGCAGAAGATATTGGATGCTATAGAGAGTAAGTATAGTGTTACTTTCAATAGTGACTTCTTTGATAGTGCTGACTTTGGCAAGTTGTTTATGTGGTGTCATAGGAGAGCAGGGTATATGTTTAAAGACCAACCTAATGGTAGTACAAATGAGGTAATTGATTTTACAAGTGCTACAGGTTCTGGTTTTAACACTACTACTGATAAGTTTACATTCAATCAATCAAGTATGGTTGATATGGATTATATAGAAGTAGCAGTAACATCAACAGATGATTATGCTATTTCTCTATATGTAAATGACCAATTAGTTAATAAAACAGAGAAAAGTGGAAGTGACACAATTAGATTCACTACTAATTTTGTGAATGATGGTGATGTCTTTCAAATTAAGTTTTCACCTATTTCTGCTTGGGATGCAAGTACAATAGAATTAACGGCAGTTACTACATCGTTTGTTATTGTACCTATAACTACTCCTGTAGACATCGCAACGGCATCTACATCTGCTACTCAAACCTATAGTGCTAATGTAGTAGTATCCGAGCAAATGCCAGAGCAGAAGATTAGTGACTTTATAGGTAGCCTTGTTAGAGCTTTCAACTTGGTTATCGTTCCCACAGGAAACGGACAATACGATATAGAACCCTTAGATGATTGGTATGCAGAAGGCACTACAAGAGAGATTACAGAATATGTGGATACGGAAGAGGTCAATATCAATAAACCACAACTCTATCGTAGAATCAGTTACAAGTATAACGAGACAGAAGCAATCTTAGGTGAGCAGTATAGACTACAGAATGATATCGGCTATGGTGATTTACGAGCCGACTTCACCTTTGATGGCGAAGAGTTTAATGTTGAAGTGGGCTTTGACAATATGCTCTTTGAAAGATTAGATGACTTGGATAATGGTCTAAGTGAAATCAATGTGGGTAAATCTATTACAAGAGAGTTAGAGCCTTACATTGGTAATCCTTATATCTTCTATGCATCAGGGACTATAACCGTAAGTAGTGATGATGAGAGGTATGGGTATATTGATATGGGTAATGGTGAGAACGCTAAGAGTTCATTCTGGTTTGCAAGTAATGTAAACGCTACTACTGCTGCGAATGTTACCAAGACCTTGAACTTTGGTACTGAGGTAGACCCCTACTTATTACAAGGATTTAGTCAAGGATTGTATAATACCTATTGGAAGGATTACATTACTGATTTGTACGATACTCAAAGAAGAGTGTTTAGCTACAAGGCTCAGTTACCTTTGGGTATAATGTTGGCTTTGAAGGTTAACGACAAGTTGACTATCAATGAAAGAAACTACATTATAAATCAATTGAAGTTGAACCTAACTACAGGTGAGGCACAAATGGAACTACTCAACGATGTATAGTCAATTAGGTTATCTTATTAAGGCTCTCA